AGTTACCTTTGGTGGTAGTCGTAAAAAATAATTTTTTTGCATTACCTACTTTAAGATAGCTTGGATTAAATAAACTAACTAAGTTAAGGAGAACTGACAATGTCAAATCAACTGGAAAAGTTTGGTCTAAGACCTTACAGAAAACTAGATGGTACACCATTAGCAGGAGCCCAAAACAGATACACAATTGCATCAGGTTATGCGACTGCGATATTCCAAGGTGACTTGGTACAGCCTACTACGGCTGGAAATATCGAAAGACATACTGGCAATACTAGTGACGCTGTTGTGGGTGTTTTTAACGGAGTATTTTACAGCGATCCAACTACTCAAAAGCCAACGTACAGTAATTACTACCCAGGTAGTATTGCTGCTTCTGACATCACAGCATTTGTTGTTGATGATCCAGATGCAGTATTCTTAATAGACGCTGACGAAGCTTTTACTAGAGCGGACTTGTTTAGAAACTACTCTGTTACTACTGCAAGCGGTGTAACACAAACAGGAATATCTAGCGTGCAATTAGATGTAAGTGCCTCAGGTACTGCAGCTACTTTCGCGGTTCAAGCAATTGATATTACACAAGATCCTGAAAATCAGGATACTACTGTATCAAATGCTAACATTCTTGTTAGAATCAACAATCACTTCTATAGAAGTGGCACAGGCATATAGGATAAAGGAGACATACTATGGCAATATCACGATCACAGCTAGTTAAAGAACTAGAGCCAGGTTTGAATGCTTTATTCGGCCTGGAATATAG